TTTAAATTATATTTTTTCTTAATCTCATCCCACGGGATACCTAATTTCATATCTCGGTTGATAGATTCTTCTTTGTCTTGAGACGTTTTATCATAATGCTCCCAGTCAACCAGTTCCCAGAACTTATGCTTGGAAGGATAAGTACGTTCCTCTTTTACTTCTTTAAATTCTTCTATATTAGAGTCAGCATAGCCAGGTCTTCCGCCTCTTCTTAATTTCATGATACCACCTCGAGCGGCTTCTGTTTTGCGATATTGAAAATTAAGCCATTCATCATCTGTCATCCAAGGGGGTTTAACAAGTTGTGGATTATTTTGAACTTGCTCACCATAAGCAATTCCTTCTTCACGCATCAAGTCAAACCAGTTTGGTTCATCATCTGATTCGGGAATATCGTCAGGACCTTTAGTAAGTTGAAAGAGTCCTTGACTTTCTAAATTTCTAAGTTCGATCATTTCTTGATCAGTGATAGTTCCATTACTTAATTTAAACATTAATTCACTGGCTCTATTTCTTAGATCCACCATTGGACTAATGGAAAGGCCTTCTTCTTTCGGATCGAAGGGAGGACTCATTTCGTCTGCTGTTTGTAAATCATTAGGGTCTGGCCCAAAGGCATATCTCTTTCTTTGTTTATTCGGAAGGGACATCAGGCCACCTTTAGCCACATCCTGTACTTCCGTGTAATCTGTTATGTCGGCTTTCGTTGTAGGGATATTAGAAACTGTCATGGGTTGAAGACCTAGCGCAAGAGCAGCGTTAATCGTCTGCTGACTTGCCTCCTTATCTTTCGTATAATCTTGGTAAGCTCGTTCCATAGCTTCGTTAGCTTTTTTTTGATCTTCGTAGGTTAGGTAAGCTGTTCCTAGTGAACCAACATCTTTAGCAATATTCTCAATTGCTTTGTCTCCTAGGTATCTCTCTTTTAGATAGTTTGTTGCTGATTCGTAGATTTTTCCGAGATCAATGCCCATATTAATATTTCCTTATTGTATGATTATATGTGAAAATCGCAGGGATTTCACCTGAGTATATAGCTTTACTTGTTTTTGTGTGCATCGTCAATATCCTTATAGGTCTCCTGATTTAGCTCCTAAATTGATCTGGGCTACTTTTATATGTACATCTCTTCTTATATGTTCTCTTTTAGTATTAGAATTCGGATTATTAACATCATGATCAGCTTCTGCATCTGACATATATTCTTTACCTGTTTTTATATTTGTTAAGGTTATCTCGCATTCAGGAGTAATCACATGGGTTTTTTTACCATCGATGATCTTGTATTCGCTCTTTGCTTTAGTTTCTATGAAAGGCATAATTCTTTATGATCGACTTGTTTGTAACACAGATGCTGTCATTTTTACAACATTAGTTGTAGGCGTTTGCATCCTGAGTATGTCTCCTGCTTCCAAAACAAGAACGTTATTAAAGGTTAATAAATCAACACTATTATCCGTGGTTACAGTCACGCTATCGTATTCAAAATCGGTGGTGCTAGATAGATCATACACTTTAATGTCAACCACTAAATTACTGCTGTGCGTATTATATAATTTGATAGATTTAATAATAGAAGTGGTTGCATCAGGCACGGTATACATATCTACATCTGAACCTGAGGCACTAATTGTTGTTTGAATATTTTTATATACATTAGCCATTAGGATAAAAAGAAATTAAACCTTTCTTGATCATCTTTTTCAGGTTGTTGATAGGTTGAATTAAGTTGTTCGATAACTGAAGCAATGGCTCGGTTAATTTGTCTTTGATTATCTTCGGTATACACTTTTCTAGGCTCGGGTAATCTAACTACAATCTTTGACATTATCTTCTCCCATCCGCTTGAACATCAACTTGAAAAGTTCCATAGCGCCATGTTTCTGCAGCATTTTCATTTTCAATTTTTATACTGGCATATCTTCCTCTTGCTCGAGTGTCGAATTTTTGTGAGGTAGAAATAACACTAAAAGGACTATAGGTACTATCGGCCGATGAATCCGATGGATAGTTTTTAACTCCCAATGTTACTTTAGCGGTTCCGGTTAAGGTTTTAAAATCAGGAAGAAATCTTCTCATCGATAGAAAATATTCTCCCATGCCTTTATCGGTTTGAACGGCAAAGTCATAAGATTGTAGAGAAGAAGTTAAAGCCGTAGTACTTCCATCAGGATTAATTTGATCGTTTCCTGTTTCGTGTTGAAAATAAACGGTTTGTCCTAGTCCGGTTTCTCCAACAATACTGGGAGTCGTTCCGCTTGCAGAACTATTAAACTGAGTCGCATAAGGATTAGGATAAACAATGGAATCAATCCATGTCGTTCTAATGGCATTCGTATTCGTTGCTGTATACCAGACCCCTGTAGGGAGTTGAGTTTTTTCTCCGTAATTATATACGACATATCTATCATTATAAGTAGCACCCTGAGTTGGATAATACCAAATGACTTCAGTGAATAAATTATTAATTCCTGCAGCAACTTGTTGTCCTTTAGTCGTGTCAAAATCATCATAAACATAGTCTTCAACTGAACACGCTAATGAATTAACGGTACCATCAAAGGAGAAGAAACCATTATTTCCCATCCAATAGGCCACACCATCTATTTCACAGCAGGCATTCTGACCTAATAAACCACAGTTGGTACCAACCTGTTCAAAACCAAAGGTAAAAGGAGAACCTACAAATTTCATGGAATATAAAGCATTGTCGGTCCATACTAGAATATTTTCCTTTCCTTTGATGGCTCCCATAATTTTTGTACCATCTTGAAGTCTTTGTGTACCGGCACTGTTGTCTGCAGCGGGTGCAAAGACATTAATTTGTTCTTGGTTCGAAAATCTTATAAACATATCATCTTGAGTCGAACTGGTTCCAATAGTTGTTTCAGTTCCCAAATGAATTAAGTGTCGAGTAGTTGGAGAAACTAATGAGAGTCGACTTGCAGTTGGGTTTCCGACCGTTCCACTAATAGCTGTTACATAATTTGTCGTTAGCATTGAAGCGGGCGTGGTAAATTTTGCAGAACCCGCTACTCCTGAGTTCCAGGTAAATGTTTTACCGTTTGCAACGGTTGCAACTAATACTTCTCCCCAGTTACCTAAAGACCAAAGTCCTGGTTCTAGGGTAACATTCGATGCATTAACCGCATCTCCATATCCAGTCCAAGTTGAGGCATCATAAACAGTTGCTCCAGTTAAATGAGCTTGCCCATTGGAAGTTCCTGCCGTGGCGGTTCCTAAAGCTCCTCTAGTAATGGTTGTTAAATCGTTTGTAGAAACTCCTGTATAAGTTATTAACTCTGCATTAGGAATAGTTCCAACAGCAATAGTTCCTGAAGGGTCAGGAAAACCAGTTGCAGACGTTAAAGCAACCGAAGTTCCGGAGCCTGCCGTTCCAGCAGTATCAGCTAATAAAGCTCCATTTAAAGTATTCGTTAAAGAACCAGCAATCGTTCCTCCATAATTGCCCACCCCAAATCCGTAACCATAGGTTTGTTCAGAAGGTCCCACTCTTTGATAAGGTTGAACGACTGCAGAACTTCCTGAAGTTAAATCAGATCCAGACCCATTAGCTTCAGCGCTTGGGGATGTGATGGTAAAAGTAAGTGAAGTAGGAACAGTAATAACCTGACAAATTTTATCTTCGAACAAAGTAGCAGATAAACTTGAAGCGCTAGGCATTGAGACACTATCTAAGACGACCATATCTCCTACTTCTAATGAATGAGCCGAAGTTGTAGTTATAGTAATGGAAGTCCCTGGCGCCGTGCTATTCGTTGTTAAGGTTGAACTGGTGAAAGTAATTTGAGCACCCGCATTATTAGAGCGCCAAGGGGTAATATTATGGATCGCTCCTTCAAAATAAACAAGTAAAAACTTATCGGTTCCAATCCCTACGTATCGATTACCGTCGGTATCGACAAAGGAATGTTGTTTTCGTGCAACGCCACAAATAGTGTCTGTCAATAAAGAAGACCATCCTCCTACTTTTTCAGGAAGATTATATCTCCATCTCACATTATCTGAATCGATCCATCGATCGGTTGCTCCGACAGCGGTATCTTGCTTGTCGACACCCGGTTGAAATTTCATTTCAAAGAGAGCCATAAATGTAGCTCCTATGAAGTATAATTAGTT